ATTCTGGCGAACTTCATGATGGTACCCATGTCATCATCGCGTAGGTCATCACTGGTTTCTAGCCATCGAGATCGAACAACTCCCGCCTCCTGATCGATGGTATCCTTGAAGAGACCCATGAGAAGTTTCATGGTATCATCGATTCTCAGGTAGTCGCCAGGGGTATCGTGAACGAAGACCATGTATCCGACTTGCCGGCAGGCATCTCCGTCATCACCTCGGAAGATATCAATGTCGCTAGTCTGTCTGTACATGATGAACGGTTTGGTGTGTGGTGCCGCATCGAGCGAGGTAGATTGATGGATCCGACCTTCAGCGAGTCCTGCGATCAACATGCGTTGGTAGAGCCAGATTCTCATGGATACTCGATCTCCGATAGCATGTTGTCCATCTTGTTCAACATCTTGATGGCGAACTTCTCGATGGTTGGAATGATGATGGCATACCTACCGCCCCAACGAACCTCCAACCAAATGCCGTAGTCAACAGTGTGCATGAGGTTAATCTCCAACGAACCATTGTTGGAAACTACCTCAGCGACCAAACCCTCTCGAGCAGCACCAGAACGATCTGACCAGGGCGCGTTCGCTTGAGCCCATTCGACCATCTCGTCAGCAAGTTCCTGAGCGAGTTCGTCCATGCGATCTGCTGTCTTGAAGGCGAAGTTCGCAACTCCCTGGCTCAAGGTATCAATGCGGAAGTGACGGTTTTTCTCGTATCCTCTAGCTCGACGGAATCGACCAGTACGATTGTTGCGGTAGAGAACTCGATCACTGTACGGCATCTTAGCCCCTGTAGAGAATGCCCGCCTGACCTCGATCCCATGCACGGGCGGAGATGAAGGTGACGATGTACATGCCGGATCTCAGTCGATTCGTAGGTGGGTTGATATCCACACCAGCATCGAAGAAGTCATTGACCTGGATGTCTTGATGCCGCTGGAAGATCATAATCCAGTGGATCAACTCGGCCTTTTCTTCGCCATAGGTCTGAGGGTTATGAACGTACTCGACTGTCAACCGCCGCTTGAATGGATAGACATGGAAGGTTTGCTCAGCCAGGGTATCACTACCGATCTGAGCCCTACCGCCAGCTTCAGTTGCCCCCCAGACGGGACGGTGAAGAGTAACCGGTACGGGGTCAGAATCGATGAACCACTTAGCGAGTTTCTCGCGTGCTTTCAGTTCGGACCATGCACTCATCAGTTCCGCTCTCTGATGATCTTGCCCATGCGAGCTCTACCTCGAGAGGGAGTCTCGACATAACCGACGTATCGGTCAGCCATTCGCAGGGCTTGGCGATGAAGGTCGCTCAGCTCTCGTGCGGCGTTACCTTCGTTGACGTTTACCAGCGATGCGTAGTTGGCTGCCTTTTCCATCCAGCCCCAGTACGCTGCTGCTTTGGGATTCTCAAATCCTTGCTCGAGCAGATCTCTGATTTCTTCGTCAGAGAACATGGTGTCCGCAGCGGTTTGACCGTCGCCGACTATTTCACCCAGAAGGGCCCTCAGATGGGTTTCACTGCTGCGGTACACCATGCCTCTTTCATTTGCTCTCGATGAGTTCGATCAGCTCTCGGGGGAGGGCTGATCTTCGGGGAGTGTCGAGTCCGAGTCGCTTCGCCGCAGACGGGCGATCATCTCTTCCTTGCTCCCATTGACGGACAACCCGCGCTTGGACAACTCGGCCCGACGGAGGTTGTTGCTCCAGCCATCTGCCGTTTCGTAGGTCTGCGGCAAATCTTCGCCGCTGTCGTCGTCGTCGCCAACGATCCCACCATTGACCACCATCTTGAGTTGGTTCTGCTCCTCGAGAGGGGTGTACTGGGTTTCCAGCGGGTACTTTGGGATGACCTGATCCTCCATCGTCATCGCAGCCGAAGGTGCTCTCACGCCTTCGACATCGCTGAGATCATAGTCCTTGGGCAGCTTGCCCCGGGCCTGGAGGTAGATCACTTCTTCGTCGGACAGAGTACCATTCTTGATGGCCTCTGGGTCGATCTTACGAGCCATGGTTTCCTTTCGGGTGTTCGACCTAGCCCGGACTCCTGCGAGGGAAAGTCCGAGCTAGGTCAAAGGGTGGGTCAGACGTACTCTTCCGGGATGGTGTACGTCGCGTCGGCAGTGATCTGCATGACTGCGCCGGCGCCGCGGTGACGAACGCCAGTACCCATGCCATGGAGGTAGAACGAGTCGATCAGCGGGTAGTCCGCGTCACGGCCCTTCACGAGCCGGAGACCCCGGAGGGAAGCCTGCTCATGCTGCCTGATGCCGACCGGGTTGCCGATGTTCTGCTCACCTGCGGTGGCGAACGCCAGCATGTACCCTGCCGGGATGTACTCCTCTTCGATGACCGTGAACTGGCCATACGTCCCGATGCTCATGAGCCCAGGCAGGTTCGCCACCGGCGGAGCGCCGATGATGACCCCGTTGACCGGGAAGATGATGCCGCCACCGTAGTTGGCGTTGGGGAGGAAGTCGTACTTGTCACCATCAGTTGCCCGGTTGAAGCCACGAATGACCTCGCCTTCCTGCGGGTTCACCAGGACCACGAGGCGGTAGCCGCGCAGCGAAGTGTAGCCGTGATGGGTGAGGAGATTCTGAAGGTCATCCAGGTCATCCGACTCGACCACACCCGCACCGCTGGTGAGGTAGTGGTTGTGAGCCGTGGTGTGCGTCGTGGTCTTCCACTTCGGCGGCAGTGTGGCGTCGCCATTGTAGAACGGGTAGACATTGACGGACTCGCCATCGATGTCGGCCAGACGGGTGATGTTGTTGAAAATCGCCCGCATGACGCGGGTGAAGAGCAACCGGTTGTCCGCTTCGAGAGCGGTGTTATGCAAGGCAGTGAGCTGCGCGTTGGTTGCCTCTGCGAGGAACATCCAGGTGTAGCGAATCGCCAAGTCCCACCACTTGAAGTCGTAACCCATGCGGAACGCAGGACCCATCCGGATGCCCTTGGGCTCACCGAATTCCGACGCTTCCTCGAAGTCCTGCTCCGTGGGGTAGCGCACTCCCTCGACGAGAGTGGTGACGTTGAAGGTCAGAACGTTGGTCAGCGCATCACGCTGAGCGTTCCAAGTCCGCAGCGTGCGCTGGAACTCATCCCACATACGGTTGAGCGGGAATCCGTCCTTGGTCTCGGTGATGACGTCACCGACTTCGTTGTAGCCCTCTTCGAAGCCCTTGAGCGCATCGACCGGGAGGTCGAGCCACTTGGACATATCGAAGGGCCCATCGAGCTTCAGCGAGTCGATGGCGAGGAGATCCCCGATGGTCAGTGAACGGTCCTTGATGTTGGTGATCATGGTGTCTCCTCCTCTCATGCCTGCGTCGGAACGATGCGAACGATGAGGCGATCAGCCTCGACCGTGAAACCGACCGGCACGGCACCACCTGCGGTGATGACTCCGGTTCCTGCGTCGGCGCCGTAGACGGTGCCTGGGACCCCGCCGAACTCGACGAGTTCTCCGTTGGTCATGACGTCGATGATGTCACCGGCGCCCTTGTCGTACGGGGACGTGATGACCCCGACAACTCCTGTCTGTCCGGCTCCGAACACGACTCGACCGCTTGCGTTGAGTCCGACTGCCCTGGGGGCAACGGCTCCTACGAGTGCGGCGTTGAGAGGCGCCCGGAAACCACCGGCAACAGGTTGATACTTGTCAATCCTGGCCACTTGGCCTTCCCTTCATGGTTGGTGTGTGCTTACGTGGTGCTCGGAGCAACGAAGTTAGAGCGGTTCAACGCCGGGTAGCGGCGCTTCATCTCCTCTTCGTCAACTTCCGTCTGGGACTTGCGTCCACCACCGAACTTTGACCCGGACTTATCCTCTTGCCCTTCGGCAACGATGAAGTGAGGCTTCTTCTTGGCCAGAGTTTTGAGTGCTTCCTTCACAGAAGCTTCATCGATCTGGATCTCCGCAGGATCATCTTCGTCTTGGTCGACTTCGATGAGTGAACGGTCGATCAGCTGGATGGCATCGTCGATGTCACGGAACTTCATGCTGGATGCAAGCTTGATCACCACGTTGTCGACCGCGGATCTCTGTAGCCGTTCTGCCAGCTTCTGTGCCTTCGCCGATTCCTTAGCTGCCGTGTCCTTCGCTTGGTCGGTCTCCGACTTGTCCTTGTTGGTTGCATCATCCCGGAACTTCCGAAGATCGCGTGCCTCCTTCTCGAGGCGGCGACGCTCCTTTCGTTCCTTCTGCAGTGCCGATTTCAGACCGCCGGTGTCCTTGTCTTTCCCATCCTTCTGGTCATCAGCACCATCGTCATCGTCGTTGTCATCGTCGTCGTTTTGATCGTCCGCGGAGTCATCCTTGGGCTTATCATCGTCGTCTTCGAATCCTCGGATAACGAGGTTCTGTAGCCAGTAGGGAAGCAAGTCCTTACGCATCTCGCGTGTTTCCTTTCGTGGGCCTCTCGCCCGTAGATGTTAGGTACGGAATCACTTCTTTACTTCCGTACCCTTCGACTCATTTGGCGCCGCTTTGTTGTTCGAGCGGTTCTTGTCTTTCGCTTCTTTCGTGTCGCCCGCCCCGACCTTACGGCCACCAGGTCCGATTTGCTCAGCGTCATTCTCATCCTCTTCGGGGGCGAACTCAGCAGCAAGTTCTAGACGAGCGCGTTCCATCTCGATCTGTTCCTGGATGATGTCGTTCTCGATTGAAGCCGGGAAGACATAACC